CGTCGGGTAATCCGCCTTGATGCCCAAATATTGCTGCATCATGGGAGTGTGCTTGCTTTTGCCGTTCTCGTTAAGGCGTTGATCTAACGGCATTTTCTCAGCTAAGTCCATGTTCTATAAGGATAAGGTGTGGAAGTGGTACGCGTTTTGTTCTAGTCGCTACACTCCACAACATGCCGCAACACTTCGCATTTTAGCGTAGGTTTTCGCCTTCGCTCATCAGGATGTTACGCTACAATTCCCAGCTACAGATTTCGGCGCTGAAAAGCTACGCCGACGTTACGCCATGAGGGAATATGTCATTCGACGCCAGAGCCGCGAAGCTTCTCCAGCCCGGCCAACACTTTACCATCTCCGACTGCCAGGGGCTCCGACTGGAAGCCACCGCCACCACACGGTCGTGGACATATCGCTACAAGAGTCCGGTCGACGGCAAGATGCGCCAGGTGAAGATAGGGACGTGGCCGGCGATGTCATTTCACGCGGCCGTCGTGGAGTGGGAAAAGCTGCGGGATGCTCGCGCAGCTGGCCAGGATCCGTCGGACCAGAAGCGGGTGGCACGCCAGGCCGAGGCCGCGCAGCGAGAAGCGCGGCGGGTCGCTGCTGAAAAGCGGCTGACCATCCGTCGTATCTGCGACCAGTACCTCGAGGAGCACGTCGACCTCAAGCGGCAGGCAAAGGGGGCGACCGAGGTCCGGCGCCTGTTCAATGTCCACCTGGGCGAACTTGCTGACCTCGATCCTGGTGCTCTGACCCGTGCACAGGCGTTTGGTCTCCTGCAGGGCATGATCGCCACTCCCGTCGTGGCTTCGAACCTACGCCGAGAACTCGGCGCGGCGTGGGATCACGCGTTGGATGCCGGCCGGCTGGATGAGAACGTGCCGAACTGGTGGCGCCTGATCATGCGCGGCAAGTTGCGCAGCAAAGGGCGTATGCGAGAGGGGGAGCAGATTGGCACAGCAAAGCGCGTCCTTAGCGAGGCCGAGCTCGGCGTATTGATCCGTTGGTTACCGAACTTCTCGAAGATGGTCGATGACGTCCTGACAATCTACCTGTGGACGCTCTTGCGTGGCAGTGAGATCACGTCCATGCACGCGAAGGACATCACGGAAGAGAAGGACGGGCTATGGTGGACCATACCGAAGCTCGAGACCAAAAACCGAAACCGCGAGCGCGCTGAGGATCATCGCGTGCCTTTGGTCGGCAGAGCCGAAGTGGTCGTCCGCCGGCGTCTGGCCTTGGCGGATGGAGGCTACCTATTTCCGTCGTGGGGCAAGACGCCTTATGTCGAACAGAAGGCGATCGGCGTGGCTGTATGGACTCATATGCCCTACAGTGGAACGAGGCCAGAATCGAAGCGGCCGCGGTGTCCGGTCATCCACTGGACGCCACACGACCTGCGGCGTTCTTGCCGCACCTTATTGGCTGGTATGGACTGCCCCGATGCGATCGGTGAGGCACTGATTGGCCACCTACCGCCAGAGTCGGGAAGCGATGTGTATAACCGCCATCGCTATGACCGGCAGCGCCGGGAATGGTTGATGCGACTAAGTGCGCGCTTGGAGGAGTTGGCCGCCACCCTATAAGAAGGCTGGCCGCTGGTCAGCATGCTTCACGACGGCGGCGGTTGCCGTGCCCAGTGTTTGGCGGCGGTGCGAGGTCCGAGACTGGGCGCTGTTCTGCCCATTCTTCGACCTCACGGACGAGCCAGGCCACGCGGCGACCGGAGAGCTGTCGCGGGCGTGGAAACTCCCCGTCCCGGACCAGTCGTTGCACAGTGGTGGCCGCCAGTGCAACAGCAGCTGCCACGGCTTCAAGTTCAAGATAGATCGGTTTCACGTTGTTCTCTTTTCGTACGGCGTTTGCCTGACCGTTTCCTCAGCAGCCTGTCGCGGACGATGCGATCGACCGCATCGCCCAAGGTCATGTCCTTAAACTGGATGAACTTGGCAAGGGCCATCCTGACATCCTTCGAAACCACAACTGCTGGAAGCAGGGCCTTGCCCTCCGCGTCCAGCTTGGCAAGGCGTCGCGCCTGCCTGTCCGACGCACTGAGCGCCTGGCCTGTCGGTGGCCTGCCGCGCTTTTTCGCGGGCTTAGGTGATTCGGTATCGGTCTGCACGGTCGTAAATCCTTCTAGGAATTTTTGTGAGAACTCACGATTTTTCCTCTTCGACTTTTAAGTATTCGCGCCAGGGCACCTTGCGACCATTGACCAAGAATCCCCATGTGCCCCGATGACGCCAAGTGACGAACAGCGTCCAGACACCGCCAGTCGACACGCGGGTGATGCGGTGGTAGTCGCCGAAGTGCAGCTCGGCCGTGTCGCCCGGTGCGCGAAGACGCGCGATAAATTGCCACCGGCGTAGCTCCCAGTAATGACCGCGCAGGATGAACGTCCTTGCATCCCATGGGTGGTCGTGCATGTGGGGATCTAGATCCGCGCGCATGATCTTGTGCAGGCGTACCGATGGCAACCAGTTGCCCCAGCGCCTCTTGCCAGCGTCGGATTTCGGCGGGTACGGATTGAACAACCAGTACCGCTCCATGTAGGTCGAACCGTCGGCATCAACCAGGTGGAAGTAGGGCGTGCGCATTGCGCGGCGGATGAGCCAGTCGGCCACGGCAGGCCGGGCCAAGAATCGTGCGATGAAGTTCAGCATTGCTTGGGCTCCCGGAAGTCATGGCCGCACTGGTCTGGCGCCGTGCAGTCGTGTGTGGTCGTATCAGGCTCGTTGCAATGGCGGCATATGCGTGTCGGCTGACCAGCATTCGCCATGATCTGAATTTCGCTGCTGTCGATGCCGCCTCTGATGCCGTTCAGGTACACCGTCATCCCTAGCCGACCGCCGTCCTGGTACATCGTCAGGGTATGGATGAACTGCTTCAACCCGCGGTATAGGACCGGTCTGCAGCAGTGCGCCGACTTCAACAAGCGTGCTTGATGCTTGAAGCTTTCAAGATCGATCGGCTCGTCCTGGTTGTCGGAGGCAGGGACGGTCATGCGGCCCTCCCGACAATCCGTTGCTCGTGCGCGAAGTTCGCGCGGATGAGGGCCTCGGACAGTGGCGGGCAGACGCTGTTGCCGCACATGCGCACCTGAGCCGACTTGGTCAGCGGCATACGCGGCAGTGTGAGCGGGTCGCCTTCCACCTGGCGGCCGTCGACGAACAGGTAGGCCGGGTCCGGGATCTCGTCGATGATGTAGTCGGCCGGGAAGCCTTGGGCTCGATACAGTTCGTGCGGTGCCAGCATGCGCAGGCCGATGTCGACGATCTGGTAGTCCTGGCCCTGAATCGTCACCAGGCCGAAGCGGTCGCGGCTCGTGATCGTGGCGAGCGGCGAGTCGGGCGCCTGATCCTGATCGGTACCGTAATAGGCCAGCAGGAACGAGCGCACCTCGGCGTGATGCTGGCCGCCAGCGCTGATCGTGTGCAGCGGCTCGTCGGCGCTGGCCGCGGTGCTGGTGCCGCGCAGCTTCACCAGGTGACTCGACACCAAGGCGGACTTGCCGCTGCCGCCGGCGGTGACGGTAGCCAGCGGTGCATCGGCGGCGTGGCCGACGCTCTTACCCATGTCGCGCTGGATGTGGGCCGTTACCAGGCTGTGGTGGTCGCTGCTGGTGACGGTGCCGATCGGGTCGGCCAAGTCGGAGCCAACAACGCCGGTGTAGTGCTTCGCCAAAAAGGCAACGCCCAGAGCCTTGTTGCCGCTGGCGGTCACGGTGCCGAGCGGCTCGTCGACCGGCTTGGCGCCGGCGCCCCAGCGTTTCACGCCGCCCGGCGACACCTCGCCGTGCGCAGCATCGACCAGGGTCGCCGAGACCATACTGAAGTGCCCGCCCTTGACCTGGGCGCAGATGGTACGCAGCGGCTCGTCTGCAGGCATCACGCGCTGGTTGCTCGCGTTGGCGTGCTCGTTCAGGAATGCGGTCACCAGTGCATGCCGGTTCTCAGTCGTGATCGTGGCGATCGGCTCATCGGGGAGCGTGCCGCGCGCGTCGGCCGGGCGCTTGTCGCTGTAGTACGGCGACAGGTATGCGCTGGCTAGTGCTTTCTCCCCGCGGTTCGCGCCGGTGATCGTTCGGAACGGCTCGTGCACAGATTCGCTGCGGTCGCCGCCCTGGTGCGTCACTGGGACGATGGATGGCGCGACGACCGCGAAGCCCGGGGCCGATGTTACGGTGCGCACCGGCTCATCGCCGGGCCAGACGTTGGGCCCTCTGCCGGTGGTCTTGCTGTTGGCCGTGTTGACGATGAACGGGTCTGCCGCATTGACGACGTAACGCATGATGCCCTTGGCGATTCGGCGCAGCGTGGCGTCGGCAAGCGGCTTCTTGCGGCCGAAGATGCTTGGGCAAGGAAGCGACCAGTCGATGCACTCCGCCGCGGTGCGGTGCGGCAGCAGGCGGCCAGCGCGCACGCCAGGCGAATCCGGCGCGCCGTGGGTAGCTTCGGGCCAGCGGATCGGCAGGCCGTCGCGCCGCGCGACCAGGAAGAAGCGCTTGCGGATCGTCGGCGTGGCGTGGTCGCTGGCGCGCAGCTCGCGGTGGTCGACCTTGTAGCCGTGCGCCTGCAGCTGGCGAACGAAGCTGTCGAACGTCTTGCCGCGCTTCGCCGGGTCCGGCTTCCAGTTGCCGTGCTCGTCCTGCATCAACGGGCCCCACGTCTTGAACTCCTCGACGTTCTCCAGCATGATCACCCGCGGCTTGCACTTCGCCGCCCAGCGCAGCGTCACCCACGCCAGGCCGCGGATCTTCTTTTCGACCGGCTTGCCGCCTTTCGCCTTGCTGAAGTGCTTGCAGTCCGGCGACAGCCACACCAAGCCGACCGGCTGGTTGTTCGTTACCTTGATCGGGTCAACGTCCCAGACGCTCTCGCACAGGTGCTTCGTGTGCGGGTGGTTGATGGCGTGCATGGCCAGCGCCTCGGGATCGTGGTTGATCGCGATGTCGACCGGGCGGCCGAATGCGGCCTCCAGGCCGGTGCTGGTCCCGCCGCCCCCGGCGAAGTTGTCGATGATAAGCTCGTGACCCAGGTCCAGGGCCATGGTCATGAGGTCGCGCTTCATGTGTTTTTCTCCCGAACCGACCATTCGGGAACGTCCGCGCGCAGCGTTCGGCGCCAGTCCGGGATGTACTTTTCGCTCAGGCCCTGGCTCTCGAAGATGTTCTTGCGGTACGGTGCTGGCGCCTTCTGGCCAACATAAGGCTTCTCGGCGCCATTAGTACGGAAGTGCTGCCGCGTGCTCTCCGTCAAATCGATCGTGCCGCCAATCGTTTGGTAGAGCCAGTTGATCTCGAAGGCGTAACGCAGCTTTGCCATGCGTTCCCAGCCGGTGCCGAAGTCGACGGCGTCGAAGAGCGCTTCAATCGGTAGAGGGCCGACATGCTTGATATGCAATGCCGTGTAGCAGAGCTGCACCTGACCGTTGTCGAGGCGGCGGTGCGAACTGAACGCGACTTCGGTCTTGGCCTGCAGCGTGAGCGCGACCTGCAGCATGGTTTCGCCAGTGGGCTCGCTGATGTCGGCCACGTTGTCTTCGAGGAAGACGGCGAACTGCTCCTGCTCCATCACCACGCGGTCGTTCTTGAGCCAGGCCGCAAACTCGCGGCTCAGGGACGCGGTGTAACTGACGCGGAAGTCGCGCCAGGCGGGCATGCCCCCGTGGCCTTGGCCGTGGTCGTTCAAGACTGCGACCATCGTGCGCGTGTCCGGATCGGCGTAGATGTAGCAGTCGTCCGGCGTGGCCTGGTCGGCCACGTACTGCATGAAGCTGCTCGGGTCGGACAGGACCACAGTGCCGCTCTTGCGGTGCGGCTCCGGCATGGCCTTTTCGATGGCATCGGTGATGTCGACTTGCCTGTAATCCGGAGGCAGGATCAGGAAGTGCGCATCACCGATCGAGCGGATGTTCGAAGCGGCGACCGTGAGCGCACCCAGGCGATCGATGGTCGAGTCGTTGATGTTCAGGTGCTCCTGCGGTTGGACGACTGCGGCGGCCAGCTGGCCGGCGACGGCGCCGGATGCGGCCGTGTTCTGGTCTTGATTCATTACGCTTCCTTAAATTGGAGTGGTTGAGGTGCCGGCGCTTCGCGCAGTTCGAGCGATTGCTGGCGGGGATGTTTGCGGGAGAGCTCGTTGTCATCGGTGACGAAGAAGAAGTCCTCGCCACGTTCAGGCTTCGGCAGGTCGACCTTGACGTTGTCGAGGATGACCACCTTGTCCATGTCTTTGCCGCGGGTGGCCGGCTTGACCTTGATCTGCAAGGTCAGCGTGCCGCCCTTGCCGGTGTCTTTTACAGCCGCGAGCAGGTCGGCCAGGCCGGCCGACAGCTCGGAGTGGGCGCGGCCATCGCGCAGGTCCTGCAGAAACAGGGCAAATGCTTGTGTACTCATTTCGGAGTTTTCTCCTGGTTGTTGGTAGAGGGGGCGATGGGCATGTGGGCCCAGTAGGTGACGCGAGCCGCATCGATCGGCAGTCCCGACATGTCGCGCCAGGTGTCGCCGTCGCGATACGCCTGCCAGAGCTCACCGTCGATGTCGGCGAGCACGGTGATGTCGTCGTCCGGGAGCACGGTGTCGGTGGCGAAGAAGTCGATGACGATTCCGACTGGGATAGAGGCAGCGTTCACTGTTCAGTCCTTGTCGTTGGCTTGCAGCTTCTTCACGTCAACCCGGCTGCGGCGATCGATGTGTCGGCGGGCGAGGATCTCCAGGACGACCTTGAGAGCCGGCGTCTTGAGCATTTCGTCGAGCGGCGAGGGCGTGCACAGCCAGCTGTGTGCGACTTCCAGAGCGGCCCGGTCGGGAGCGATGCGGGTCACGTCAGGCTCCATCTCTGCTTGGATACGGCGTGTTAGGGTGGAGCACGCGCCAGAGAGCCACGGCAATCTCTGGCTCATCTGCATGCATTCTTCCGGACAGCGAAGCCAGGAAATGAGCGACTCTGCGATTGAAGTCGAACAGGTCATCGGCACCCGTTTCCGGGTAAGTTTCGATCGCCTCTTTGGCGAATGCGGCAATCGCCTGACGGAACTCTTTAGCCGTTGCCATGGGCGACCTCGCTTTCCAGGTGCCGGCGCCAAATTGCGTTACCTTCATCGCTGCCGGAATAGAAGGCATCTGCCTCGGCCGTGCCTGGCTTGTAGCGGCAATGGAACTTCACACCCATGGCCTTGCACTTGAGGAGTTCGCGTACGCCGAGTACGTAGGCATCGCTGCGCGGATCCCGCGGGCAGTTGAAAGCGGCAATCATCAGCCTCTCGACAAGCAAGACGGCTTCGCCGGTCGACATCGTTTTCTTAGTGGTTGCCATTACAGGACCTCCGGAATAACAGTGATGCCGCACGGTTCATCGAACAGGCTAGCCGTGTCCTCGGCTGCTTGGGCGCTCGAGCAGGCGATCCAGATGAACTTCTCAACCCGGGTGGCGGTGCGCGCGGTGATGATGAAGGGCTTCATGGTCACCATTCCCGGATCTGGTTGCGCCGGGCGATCAGCTTGATCTGGCGTTTGCGCGCCTTTCGCTGGACCGGCACCAAGATGCGGGGCGGGTTGATGAGCTGCTCGACCCGTGCCTGATTGGTGCGCAGCTGCGCCTCCACCAGGAGAAGGGCCGCTGGCTTGACTGCCTTGCGCGCCAGGCGACGCGCGATGCGGGTGGCGACTTTCATGCCGCCTCCAGCATCGCGGCAATGGTGGCTTTGGCAGTCTGCTCGGCCTCGTGTTGGATCAGCGTGCGAACGAGGGCGCCGAGGGCGTTTTCACCCATCAGGGCGCGGCGTGCCAGGTCGGCCAATACATCAGGGTCTTCCAGATGGGCGGCGAGCGTCGTGACGATCAGTTTGGTTGTCACGGGCTGGCCTGCCAGCAAAGACTGACGCCAGCGATCGGCGGTTTCACTCGTAGCGCGGCGGAACTGCTGGTCGGGATCTTGTTGGTTCATCGGCTGCTCCTGGGCAATGTCGCGATGAACCTAAGTGTAGAGTACTAAACCTTAGGTAGTCAAGAGTTCTAAACCATGCGCAAAAAATAAAGCCCGCATTGAGCGGGCTCATGGATGCTGAGGTGGGGAGGACGCTACAGTCGGCCTGTGACTACCCTCCCTGGCTGATAGACGACGCGGCCGATGATGTCGAGCTGGCCGCTCTTAACGTTGACTGGTCCATGGTCTGGATTCAGCGAGTGGAGATACCACTGCCCGCCTTTATGCAGCAGTTGCTTCACACAAGCGTCTCCGTCGAATTGGATGGCATACAACTCTCGACTGATCGGTCGTCTGTCGCTGATATCGACTACCACCAGGTCGTCTTCAAATAGCATCGGTTCCATAGAATCGCCTCGGACACGTATGGCCACCAAGCTGTTGGGATCCAAGCGGTGTTGCTCAATAACCTCAACAGGAATCTCGAGCTGTCCGGCCTCTGTGAGGTCTATATCCGTGTCGGTACGAGTAACGCCAGCCCTTAACCGGAAATTGACTCTACGGATCGAAACGGTGTTCCTCATCTCGTCTTTGCTGACCGGGGTAACGCCCTTGGCCCCGAAGAGCGGTGCGTTCCGAGGCTCGCCCTCGCCGGTCATCAGCCAAATGTGGTTGAAACCGAGCTCGCGCTCGATGTTCAAGGCATATCGAATGTCGATCGACTTGATCTTTCCAGTAATCCACTGATTGACGACGCTTTTAGACGCCCCTGAGGCTTTGACCAAACCAATCTGGCCCCGATCACCCTCTAATTCGGGCATGTCGGCGTAAATACGTTCTAGGCGCTCTGATAATAGGTTCATGTTAAGCATTCTAAACAGCACATGGTTTAGAGTGCTTGACTGCATTGGGTTTAGCATTCTATACTCGGTACAGGTTTGAACTTCCATAGAGCATTTATGAGCACGACTGAACTTGATGCAGCAAAGCAAGTAATTCTGCTTTTTGGCGGGACAACGAAGACTGCTGCTCTCTGCGATATCTCCAAGAGCGCCGTTTCCCAGTGGATGAAAAACGGCATTCCACGCGCACAACTCAAGTACCTGAAAGCACTGCGGCCTGATCTCTTTCCTCCGGACCCGAACCCGAAACCGGACCCCGACCCCGCTTTAAAGCGACGATGTACCGACCATTGCTAGCTCGGCGCATCGAACGTGTCGTTACAACGGCCACCACATGATTCTTGCGGCAGTAGTGAATCACGATCAGTAAAGGTTGGCCTGTCGAGCTTTTTCTACTTGTCGTAATCCGCCGAATTCCACGGCGAAGACTTTGTTCGGCAAGAAAATTGCACATAGGAAATTTACCGGGTGAATGATTCTAATGTGCATCGTAGCAATGTTGATTTCTATACAAAACCCTAGAACTTGAAGGAAAAACCATGGACTTCCTGAAGGCCTACCAAGAGATGATCAAGGTCCACGGCTGGGCCGGCACCGCTGCCACCCTCGGCATGGCCAAGTCCGCGTTGGAGGCCCGTGTCTACGAGATCAAAGGCTCGGGTATGCGCGTCGATACCGCGATGCTGATCCAGGCGCACGCGGGTACCACGCACTTCGCTCAGGCAGTGGCGCACGCCACCGGCGGCGTCTACATCGACCTGCCGAAAGCTGAGTGCATTCATGGTGAAGATCTGGAAAGCAAGTTCCACGAATTGGTGGGCGAGCTGGGCGTCTTGTCGAAGACGTACAGCGTCGCCAAGAAGGATGGCGAGATCGATACCCGTGAGCGAGCGGATCTCGAAGGGAAGGCACAGCAGATGCATAAAACGCTGCAGGAGCTCATGTCCCTGATGTTCCATGTCTACTGCCGCCCGGCGGCTGATGCTGGACACGCCCATTCCAATGACCATTGAAATTCTCGAAACGCAAGAGGTCGGCGGTCAGTCAGCGCAGCCGGCCCGCCTACTCCTCCCGGACCCACCGCCAGTGCGACGCACTGCGGCCGAGAAACTGCGCATCTTGGCGCGGCTGACCACGGCCCTCATCGAGCTGCAGAAAGAGGAGAGGGAGCGTAATGGCAACTCTTGACCAGGTCGTCGACCAGATGCGCGTGGCGGGGCTTCCTATGTTGCCCAACGGCCACCCACTGCTAGACGGGAAAATCAACCGTTTCGGTCCCAAGAAAAAGGCGTGGTACGTGCTGCGCGAGCTCGACCTGCGCGGTGGTCGTCGTGTCGTCACCGGAAGCTTTGGAATCTGGCAGGGCGACGACAACAATGCGATCCCTGTCTCGATCGACTGGGAAGGCTTTACGGCCGAAGATCGCGCCGAAGCCGAGCGCAAACAGGCCGAGCAGCAGCGCTTCGAGGCCGAGCAAAAGCAGCGGGACGCTGAACTGGCGGCCAACCGGGCACGGATGCAGTGGGCCGATGCCGACAACGCCTCCGACGTCGATCCCCATCCTTACCTCGAGCGAAAGCGCGTTGGCTGCGAAGGCACGCGCATTGACGCCAAAGGCCAGCTGCTGATCCCTGCTCGCAAGTACAGCACGACCGGTGCCGTCCTGGCCGGCCTGCAAAAGATCGCGCCGGACGGCGAAAAGCGCTTCAATTCCGGCATGGACATGATCGGCGCCTGTTGCCTGCTGGGCAGGATCAAGCAGGACACGCCGCTGATCGAGGTAGGCGAGGGCTATGCCACCTGCGAGACCGTGCGTATGGCCACCGGCTTCGATGTCCCTACCATGGTGGCCTTCAACGCGGGCAATCTGATGGCGGTCGCGCAGCAGCTGCGGCGCGACTTCCCCAGCGCGCACCTCCTGTTCCTGGCCGACGACGACATGCGTGTGGTCGCGCGCCTGCGCGAAGCACTGCTGAAGGACTACGACGTGGAGTGGGATCCCGTGGTCGACGGCGCTGACCACCAACTCGAAGCCGAGACCGGCGACGTCGTATGCGTGCGCGCTATCTGGCGCCGGGACAGCACCGCGACCGACTACATCGAGGCCGATATCCGCACTGGCCGCCGGGTCCAGATCCGCAAGTTCGAGAACGCCGGCATGTCCCGTTCAAGGGCCGCGGCAAAAGCCGTTGGCAACGCCTCAGTGGTTTGCCCGGTGTTCGCCAACCGCGCCTCGGACAGTAAAGACTCCGATTTCAACGACCTGTACCTGGCCGAGTCCTTGGACGCTGTACGCGACCAGGTACTGGCCGCGCGCTCCCGTGCCCTCTCTGGGGCGAGCACGGCGGCCGGACAGGACGATGTTCCCGCGCACTTCGACGACGTGCCGCCGGCTGCACATGCGACGGCGGTTACAGAGGATGAGGCGAGCGCGATGCGCGTGCCGACGCTGGAAGTGCTGCGCGAGCACTTCTGCCTGATCTACCCCACTACCGACGTGTGGGACAGCCTGCGCCGGCAGCGCCTCAAGAAAAGCGCCTTCACGGCCTGGGTTGGCAAAGAACTGGCCTCTCAATGGGAGAAGGATTCCAAGCGACGCACGATCATGCGCGATACGCTCCCCACGCTCGTCGGCGGGCGCGCCGTTGAAGGGGGTGCGGGGGGCGGCAAGCTCGGCGAGATGCTCGACAACCTGACGCTGCTGCGCGGTACCGAAACCGTGTGGGATGCGATCGGCCAGCAGGTGATGTCACTTGGTGCGGTGCGGGCCGACTACACGGCCGAGCTCACGACGAAATGGCAGGAACACGCGACGCGCAAGACGATCGAGGCCAGGAACCTGGTCTTCGACCCGACGCAGCTGGCCGACCCGGTCACCCACGTGAATATCTTCGGTGGCTGGCCGTTGACGCCAAAAGCTCGGCCCGACCTGGTCGGCCCAATCCTCGCGCTCCTGGCATCGCTCTGTGAGGCGGAAGATCAGGTCGAGGAGTGCGTCGAGTGGATCCTGCGCTGGCTGGCTTACCCGCTCCAGCACCCAGGCGCCAAGATGCAGACCGCGCTACTGGTCTTTGGTGAGAAGCAGGGCACAGGTAAGAGCCTGTTCTTCCAGGACGTGCTGCTGCCGATCTACGGCGAGTACGGCGGTGTGGCCAGCCAACACCAGCTGGACTCGACCTTTACGGCCTGGCGCAGTCGCAAGCTGTTCATGCTGTTCGAGGAGGTGCTGTCGCGTGACGACCGGTACAGCCACAACGGCACGCTCAAGTACATGATCACCGGCAAGAGCATGAGCATCAACCAGAAGAACCTGCCGGAACGGGACGAGCGCAACCACATGAACAGCGCATTCCTCTCGAATGAACCGCAGCCGATCCCGATCGAGCTGGAAGACCGGCGCTTCATGGTGATCGAGGCCAGGCGCAAGCAGCCCAAGGAATTTTACGACGGCGTCCAGGCCGCGATCGTGGCCGGCGGCTGCGAGGCGTTCTACCACTTCCTCCTGAACCTGCCGCTGGAAGACTTCAATGAGCACACCAAGCCACCGATGACGCTGGCAAAGGAACGCGTGATCGAGTTCGGCCTGAACAGCTGGATGAGCTTCCACCGGGCCTGGAAGGACGGATACCTGGATGCGCCGTACTGCTCCTGCCTCTCCGAGGACCTCTACATCATGTACAAGCGCTGGTGCGATCGCAGCGGCGAAAAGCCGCTCACGCTGTGCAAGTTCGCCGGCCTGATCGCCAGTCGCGAGACCAAGAGTAAGAAGCCGGTCAGCGTCGGCAATAAACCGAAGGCGACGCGGATGGTGTTCGTCATCGACAACCCGGACTATGCGGGCTCGCTGGACGAGCAGATCAAGAAATTTAGGACCCTCGGCGACGTTCGTGCGGACGGGCCATTGCAGGGTTGAGCAGGGTTGCGAACAAACCCTGCAACGCTGAAACCCGCATGGATGCTAGTTCTCAGCAGGGTATGCAGGGTTTTCAGGGATTCACGCACGTAGGTGAGATTTAATTTTTTGGTGGGTATGTTTTTTTTGCAGGCCTATATAAACGACCCTGCAACCATGCATACCCTGCTGAGAACCAGTGTTCATGCGGGTTCCAGCGTTGCAGGGTTCGAAAACAAGCCGGAAAACCCGGCAATAACGACGAGGCAAGGATGAGGCTCAGTGTTCAAAACAACTTTCCCGCAATGGCGACACGCCTGCAGCAGCTCGGCCGCCAGGCGCCGTTCGTCGCCGCTGTCTCGCTGACTCGCACGATCAAGGATGTCTTGCCGGCCGAGCAGGAGGAGATGCGGGAGAAGTTCGTCGGCGTGACCAAGTACGCGCTCAACGGCATGTTCGTCAAACCGGCGACGAAAAAGAACCTCGAGGCACGCATTTGGGTCAAGGACAACCCGTTCGGCAAGGGGACGCCGGCGGACCGCTTCCTCTTGCCCGAGATTTACGGTGGCGCGCGCGGCCAGAAGGGTATGGAACGGCTGCTGCAACGCCAGGGCCTGATGCCGGCAGGGTGGTTCGCGATCCCGGCCGCCGGCGCCCAGATGGACGCTAACGGCAATGTGAAGCGCAGCCAGATCATTCAGATCCTGTCGCAGCTGAAGGTGCAGCGCAGCGCAGGCTATGAGTCGCGCGCCACTGGCAGCGCCAGGTCAAACAGGACGATCGCGCGCCAGGGCGTGACCTACTTCGCGCTGGCGAAGAAGCACCGCGGCCTTGGGCCCGGCATCTACCTCAAGCGCAAGTTCGCACTCGGCACGTCGGTGCGTCCGGTGTTCATCTTCGAATCTGCAGCGCACTACCGCGTGCGTATGCGCTTCCACGAGGTAGGCGAACGCACGGCCTACAACCGCTTCCCTGTCCACTTCAACAACGAGTGGCGCAAGGCCGTGGCCAGCGTGCGGCTGCGATAGCAAGACCGCCAGGCCGCCCGGCGATGAGGGCGGCAAACACGTTAGGAAATGCAATGCAAACTACCACCATCAAGTACTTCGCCTTCGCCCACCTGCCGGCGCACCTGCAGCTGGTCAGCAAACCGATCGGCGAGCTGGCCCAGCAGTTCGAGCAGCAGCTGCCGGACGGCCCTGAAAAGTCCGCCGGCATGCGCAAGCTGCTGGAGGCGAAGGACTGCTTCGTGCGCGCCGCACTGGATGCGCCGAAGCCGGCCGCCGAGCAAACCTGGGACTTCGAGGCGTTCGTGCAATACGGCCGCGACCACGGCGGCAACATCGTCGGCGGCATGCCCTGGTCGTTCAGCTTCCACGGCAGCCCGGTCAGCCACGAGAACGACGACTGCTACCTGATCGGCGTGAACGACGGCCAGATCCGCTTTGACCGTGGCCAGCTGCTGGTGAAGACTGCAGACGGCAAGCTGACCACGCGTCCGGCCTGACCACCACCACCCGCCCGGCCAGCCCGGGCGATTGCAGCAAGGGCATGCCGTCGGCAATGAAGACGACAGAAGAGAAGGCGTCAGATATTTCCAAATAGAAATGTTAATAGACGGAAACTTGTCTCTTTTTAGACACAAAAAGTATGGCGAAAAAAATGCGATATGGAAACACCCCCGGTCTAGGTTCCTCCGGGGGTAAGGCTCAGCAAGGGTAATTCGGACCCCGTTGTTTCTCTAGTTATCGACCACTGCTAAGGGGGTTGTTTTGTTGGATTTTGATTTGACCAAGCCCATGACCCAGTCCGCTTTTGGCGCCCTGGTCGGTGTGAGCCAGCAGGCCATCGGCAATCTGGTCGGCCGCGGCATTCTGGACACCAGCGTGCCCGGGCTACAGCTGCTGCAGGCCTACTGCTCGCATCTTCGCGAGCAGGCCGCAGGCCGTGCCGCCAACGGAGACCTCGACCTGGCCACTGAGCGCGCTGGTCTGGCCAAGGAGCAGCGGGAACGCATCGCCATGCAGAACGCTGTGACACGCGGCGAGCTGGCGCCGGTCGCGCTGCTCGAGGAGGTGCTGTCTAGGGCGGGCGCCAAGATCGCCAGCACGCTGGAGGCGATCCCGGGTGCCGTGAAACGTCGCGTGCCGTCGCTGTCCTCGGACGAGATCAAGAACATCGCGTTCGAGATCGCACGCGTTCGCAACATTGTGGCCGCCATGTCCCTGGCCGATCTTCGCGAGGATGAGGGGGGAGGGGACGACGAACCAGACGCTGAGGTGATCGACGTATGAGTAACATGTACGAGGTCGTCAGCTGGGACTCCCCCGAACTGGAAAAGACAGTAAGCCGCGGCCTGGCCACCTTCGGCGTGCCGACGCCAATGTCCCTTGAGGAGTGGTCACGAAAGCACTTCTACCTGTCGAAGGAATCCTCGTACATCGAACAAGGCTGGATCCCATGGCCGTTCCAGCGCGCGATCCTGGCATGCATCAGTAACGATGACATCCGCGCGATCGACTGGAAGAAGTCGGCCCGGGTCGGTAACACGAAAATCATGCTGGCGTCGATCGGCTACTTCGCCGAACACAAGCGACGCAACCAGGCGCTGTGGCAGCCCACAGACGGCGACAGCGACGAGTTCGTGAAAACCGAGCTGGACACCATGCTGCGGGATGTGAAGGTGATGGCCAAGGCGATGCCAGCGCACATCTCGCGTCACAAGGACAACACGCTGGCACAGAAGAAATTCCTCGGGTGCCTGCTGCACACCCGGGGCGGTACTGCCGCGCGTGCCTACCGCCGGATCTCGGTTGACGTGGCCTACCTGGACGAGCTGGACGCGTTCGACCGGGACATCGAGAAGGAAGGTTCGCCAGACAAGCTGGCGGGCAAGCGAGTCGAAGGTGCCACCTTCCCGAAGCTTGTCACAGGATCCACACCGAAGCTGCAGGGCTTCTCCCTGATCAATGACCGCTACAACGCGGCCGACGAACGCTTCAAGTACATGATCCCCTGTCCCGAGTGCGGCGGTTTCCACCCGCTCGTATGGGGCAAGAAGGACGACAGCACGGGGATGAAGTGGGTCAACGGCGACCCGAGCAGCGTCCGGCACCTGTGCCCGCATTGCCAGTGCCTGATCGATCAGGGCCAGTACCTGGCAGTGGCAGCGCAGGGCCGATGGCAGAACGCCGACGGCAGTATCACGATTGATGCCGCGGGCGTGTTCCGCAATGGTACCGGTGACGTGATCAGTCCATTGCCGCACATCGCCTTCCATGTCTGGACCGCCTACAGCCCGCTGGTGTCGTGGCAGACCCTGCTGGAAGAGTTCTTCGACGCCTACGAGAAGGCGCAGGCCGGCGACATCACGCTGATGAAGACCTTCACCAACACCACCCTTGGCGAGGTGTGGGCAGTTGATCAGGAGAAGACCGACGTCGATCAACTGAAGGAGCGCGCCGAGCCGTACAAGCTGGCCACGGTCCCGAGGGGCTGCGTGCTGCTGCTCGCCGGCTGCGACACGCAGGACAACCGGATCGAGGTGACGATCCGTGGCTACGGCCGCGGCTGCGAGACATGGCACATCGACCACCGGATTTTCTACGGTAACCCGGGCGAGGATCAGGTGTGGCAGGATGTCGCCGAATACCTTTTCGAGAACGACTTCCAGCATGCCGGCGGGTCGACCATGCGCATTTACGCGTCAGCGATCGATACTGGTGGCCACTACACCCAGGCAGTCTACAACTTCGTCCAAACCTATGCCGCCATGGGGCACCGCATCTTCGCCGTGAAGGGGCGCTCTGGTCGCGAGAAGCACATCAAGGACGGCGTTGCCAAGGTCGATATCGACTGGCGTGGCAAGAAGCGACGCCGCAGCCTCCTCCTCTGGCAGGTCGGTACCAACCTGGCGAAAGACCTGATCTACGGTCGCCTGCAGATCACCCGGCCCGGGCCCGGCTACATGCATTTCTCCAAGGATGCGACCGACGAGTACTTCGCCCAGATGGCGGGCGAGGCCCGTGTCGAGCGCGCGGTGGCCGGCGGGAAGGAATCGCGCTGGACTGCGCTGCGCAAGCGCGTCGAGGCCTGGGACTGCACGGTGTACGCCGTGTGGCTGGAAACACACCTCGACCTGATGAAGAAGACCGGACGCTACTGGGACCAGCTCGAGGAGCAGGTACAGCCGTCCATCGTTGACCTGTTTGCCGTCCCGGTACCAGTCGAGCCTGTCACGTCCGAGCCGAAGGCTGCACCTCGGACGCCGTCAGGCGGGCGCGGGAAGATATCGATCGCCGGCACGAGAAGGGGTGCTGCGTGAGCATGGAAGAGGACCCGGACATCGTCCAGGTGATCATCCTGGCGTGCCGCGAGAGTGGGCTCGATGCCGCGGCGGCGCACGAGATCGAGCTGCGGATCCGCGCCCAGTACGGCGGCATGCGCGTGCGCATCCCGAAGCGAAAGAAGCACCCGAACCGCCAGGAGCGGGCGATGGTCGTGGCCGATGGCGTCACGAGCATGACCAATGAAGAGATCATGGGCAAGCACGGTATCAGCCGGGCGACCCTTTACCGGATGATGAAGCGCGGTACATCAGGCAATAACGGGTGACGTCGTCTCAATTTGCCCTGTTTTGCAACTGATGAGTTCCCTACACTGCGCTTTTCTCCAGGAGAAAAGTATGTCCGGAATCACCCTTGAACAAGCACAGGCGAAGCTCGACGCCTATCTGGCGGCCGAGACCGCCGTCCTGGCCGGCCAGTCGTACCAGATCGCCGGCCGCACGCTCACCCGTGCCAACCTGTTTCATATTCAGGAGGGCATCGAGACATGGAATGCTCGCGTGAAGTCGATGGACCGGCGAGCCCGCGGCCGGACTCGTGCCCGTACAATCATAGTCGGAGGTTAAGATGACCGGCATGCCGCCCAGCATCTTCAACCAGCAGAACTTGGTGGACAAGGTGATCACCTATTTCGCGCCACGTCTCGCGGCCCGGCGCCAAGCAGCTCGCGCGCAGCTCGCCCTCGGCGGCGGCTACACCGGCGCCAGGCTCGACACCTCCACCATGAGCCGGTACATGCCGACTGCAGGATCGGCGAACGCCGACACCATCCGCGACCTGCCGATGCTGCGCGCGCGCAGCCGCGATCAAATGCGGAATTCGCCTGTCGCCCTGGGCGCGCTGAACACGACCGTCAGCCATGTAGTCGGAACTGGCCTCGCGTACACGCCAGCAATCGACGCCGGCTTCCTGGGTTTGTCGCCTGAGGAAGCGGATGCATGGTCTGCCGATACCAAGCGTCGCTTCGACGCTTGGGCGAACTCGCTGGACTGTGACGTCGCCCGGAAGCAGAACTTCTACGGCATCCAGGACCTTGCTGTGCGGTCGCAGCTTGAAAGCGGCGATGTTTTCGTTGTCACGCCGCGCGTGGCGCGCGTGGGCACCGCAGTACGCCTGGCTCTGCAGCTGATCGAGGCCGATCACGTGTGCAATCCGAACCGGGCCGCTGACACGGAGACCATGGTCGATGGCATCGAGATCGATCCGGACACAGGTGAGGCCATTGCCTGCCACATCGCCCGAAAGCATCCAGGTGACCCCACAGGTACCGCCAGCAATACTTGGACGCGTGTGGCCATGCGCGGGGGCGCTACTGGCCGCCGCAATGTGCTGCACATGTTCAAGCAGCTTCGCCCTGGCCAGGTGCGCGGCGTACCGATGATTGCTCCGATCCTCGAGCCGCTCAAGCAGCTGAACCGCTGGACTGATGCGGAGCTTAATGCCGCAGTGGTCAGCAGCATGTTCAGCGTGTTTATCAAGATGGACCCCGAGGCCTTCGAAGATCTGTTCGACGAGGACTCGCAGGCAGCAGTCATTAACAAGGCAAGTGACTGGTCGGGCGAAATTGAATCGGGAAAGGCTATCAACCTGCTGCCTGGGGAGAGCATCGAGACCACTTCACCCGGGCGCCCGAACCCTGCCTTCGATCCGTTCTGGGCCGCGATCGTGCGCCAGATTGGCATGGCCCTGGAGATGCCAGTTGAAGTCCTGACTATGCACTTCCAGAGCAGCTATAGCGCAGCACGTGCCGCGCTGCTCATGGCCTGGAAGGGGTTCCGCAGCCGGCGCGACATGCTGGCCACCTACCTATGCCAGCCGGTCTTTGAGCTGTGGCTGGCCGACGAGGTGGCCGAAGGCCGGATCCACGCGCCTGGCTTCTTCACAAGCGACCTGGTACGTGCAGCCTGGTGTGCGGCGGTTTGGACTGGCGACGGCCCGGGCAGCATTGATCCGGAAAAAGAGGTTAACGCCGCGCAGAAGCGGATCGACCTCGGCATCAGTACGAAGGAGGCGGAGAGCATTGCGCACGATGGTGTGTCGTGGCGAGCGAAGCATGACCAGCGTGTCAAAGAAATCAATGCCGAGAAGGAGGCAGGCATCTACATTCCGCCTCCTGGCACGCCTGCCACATTCGAGCGTGGCGCCAGAACTACGCCGACGCCGGCCGAAGAAAAGTAGGTTGGCAAGTCGTCTCAATTTGCCCTGTTTTTGAGACGAACTCATCAGTAAAGTTTCGGCATCAACACATTGATGCCGAGCATGAAAATCTCCGACATTCTTACCGCGCCCTGGGCGATCGAACCGTGCAAGCTCATCGAGCTGCACGCGATCTATCAGGCCCACGCGCGCGGTGAAACCATCGACATCGAGGCGGTCGAAGCACGGCTCGGCCGCCCGCTGGCGAACGAGCAGCGAGGCTACGAGGTTGTCGACGGCGTCGCGGTCCTGTCCATCGAAGGCGTGGTAGCCAAGAAGATGAACATGTTCAGCCAGATTTCCGGCGGCGCGAGCAGCCAACTGGCGCGTCGCAGTCTGCTGGAAGCGAAAGCCGATCCAGCGGTCCACAGCATTATCCAGTACATCGATAGCCCTGGCGGTACTGTGGACGGCACCCAGGCTTACACCGATACCGTCTTCGACGCGCGCACGGACAAACCGATCGTCACCCTGGCCAGCGGCACGATCGCCAGCGCGGCCTATTGGTTCGGCAGCGCGGCCTCCAAGGTCTACATCGCTGACACCACCACCAGCGTCGGCTCGATCGGAGTCGTCACCGCCCACGTGGACGTCAGCGCTCAGCAAGCCTCCCAGGGCATCAAGACCACCGAGATCACGGCCGGCAAATACAAACGCATCGCAAGCCAGTATGCGGCGCTGTCCGATGAAGGGCGCCAGTCGATCCAGGACCAGCTTGACTACATGTATTCGCTGTTTGTCGGCGCCGTGGCAAAAAATCGTGGCGTGAGCACCGACGTCGTGCTGCGTGATATGGCCGACGGTCGCGTGTTTATCGGCCAGCAGGCCATCGAGGCCGGCCTGGTCGACGGAATCATCACGCTCGATGCGCTGATCGAGCAGCTGAACCAGGAGCGCGGGATGTCCGGCCGCTCTTCGAATGCATCTCGCGCTGGCAATGCGCGGACCACACCTACCACCACACAAGGAAGTTTCATGACGAAAGACGAACTGCAAGCCCAGCACCCGACGCTGGCCGCCGAGCTGCGCGCAGACGGTGCAAAGGCCGAGCGCGATCGCATCCAGTCGATCGAAGCCCAAACCATCCCCGGCCACGAAGCCCTGATCACCAGTCTGAAGTTCGACGGTAATTCGAGCGCCGGCGACGCGGCCCTGGCCGTCCTGGCCGCCGAGAAGACCGCCCGCGCTGCCCACGCTAACGCGAGTGCGAACGATGCGCCGCCGCCGGTGGCCACCACGCCGGCCGCCGCTGTGGCGACCACCACGACCGCTGCGAGCGAGAAGTCGCGCGAGCAGCTGGACAAGGAAGCGAAGGCGCACATGGCTGCCAACCCGGGTACCTCGTACCTCGCCGCCTACAAGGCCGTCGGCGGCCAGTAATCGCCGGCTCGTTTAACCCAACCTGAAGGAATTGTCATGGCAGCAGCTGCATACAAAATTCTTACCCTGTCGGTGGTGGCCGCTGTCGCCCTGACCCGCAACCGCGCCGTTACCGGCACCGGCACCATCCCGGCCGCTGGCGGTCGTTGCCTCGGTTTCACCGACACGGATGCCGCAGTCGGCGAACGCGTCTCCGTCGGCGCCCTGGGCACCGTGGTCGCCGAGGCCGGCGCCGCAGTCGCAGTCGACGTCCAGCTCGAGCTCGACGCGCAGGGTCGCGTCATTCCCAAGAACACTGGCGTCGCAGTCGGTCGCGCGCTGGCCGCCGCCACCGCCGCTGGCCAGCAGATCGAGATCATGCCGATCCCGAACTGATCCAGCCTCAACAATCTCATCATTAAGGAATCGATATGTCCCAGATGAACAATGCCCAGGCGCGCGTGGTGGACCCGGTCCTGACCTCGGCCGCGCAGGGCTACACGAACAACGAGTTCGTCGGCGCCGTGCTGTTTCCCAAGGTCGCGGTCACCCAGCGCGGTGGCAAGATCCTGACCTTCGGCAAAGAAGACTTCATGCTGTACGCCACCGGCCGCTCCCCGGGCCAGAACACCAAGCGTGTGACCTTCGGCTACCAGGGCGCGCCGTATGCGCTGGAAAGCCACAGCCTGGAAGGCCTGCTGCCGATCGAGACGCTGCAGGAAGCCAACGCTGTGCCGGGCATCGACATGAGCATGATCACGGTCAACGGTACCCAGAACATCATCGCCCTGCGCCTGGAAAAGGCTCAAGCCGATACCGCGCGCAACCCGAACAACTACGGTGTCGGCAACAAGGTGACCCTGTCCGGCAGCTCGCAGTGGAATGATCCGGGCAGCGATCCGATCGCCGCAATCGAGGCCGGGAAGGACGCCGTCCGCGCAAAGATCGGCAAGCGCCCGAACGTCGCCGTCATCGGTGCAACCGTGTTTTCGGCACTGAAGACGCACCCGAAGATCCTGGAGCGCATCAAGTACACCGGCCGCGACGTCGCGACGGTGGAACTGCTGGCCTCCCTGTTCGGACTGTCCCAGGTGAAGGTCGGCGAAGCAGTTTTCGCTACCGACGATGGCGCCTTCAACGACGTGTGGGGCAAGGACGTTGTCCTGGCTTACGTCGAAATCGGCACCGTCGCCGAGCAGGGCAAGCCCTCGTACGGCTACACCTACCAGCTGGGCGGCTATCCGATTGTCGAGGTGCCGTACTACGAGCGCAACAACAAGAGCTGGGTCTTCCCGGTGACCGACGAGGTGGCACCGGTGGTTGCGGGCTCCTCGGCCGGCTACCTGATCCAGAACGCGGTCGCCTAACGGCACCTGGTCCACCAATCAAACGGAGTTTCCAATGAAGGTGAAAACCATCGGGCCGGTCCAGCACGACGGCAAAGACGTGGAAGTGGGTGACACGCTGACCTTGTCCGCCAAAGCAGGCCAGGCGCTGATCGACGCTGGCGCTGCTGAAGTCGTCGGCACTGAAAAGGCCGCCAACAACAACCCGGCGCCGGGCGCGAACAGCGGCGAAGGCCAGTAAGCCATGATCGGCGACGACCTGTCTCCTTTCTTTGTGCCCGGCGAATTCGCCGGCGTGGGCGACACCCTGGACGGCCAGCCCGTCACGGGCATCTTCGACCGCGAGTACGTGAGCACGAACGACGGGATGGGAATGGCGTCGAGCCGTCCGGCCTACCTGCTGCCCACTTCCGAGGCGCCGCCGGCGCCCGAGAATCTGATTCTCGTGCTGGCGAAAGGCGGCGAGCGCTTTGTCGTGGCCGCGCACGAGCCCGACGGCACCGGCGTCACCGTGCTGATCCTGGAGAAAGCCTGATGAATCCGAGTTCCTTTTCGAAGATCACCGGTGCGCTGGTCCAGCTGATGAAAGCGGACCCGCCGATTGCCGACGAAGTCTACCGGGCTCGAAGCCGCGTTGTCCCGCAGAGCGTTCGCCGGGCGATTAACGTCCAGTTCGACAGCGGCATGCCACAGCCTGGCGTGATCAACGGCGCGCCGGTTGACTGGACGTCGAGGTTCAGCATCGAGTGCTTCGCGCGCGCCGACGCCGACCAGAACAACGACGAGGCTGTGGACCCCATGCTGACGGAGGTCTACCGCCGGATTGCGGCAGACACGACGCTCGGCGACCTGGTGGCAGACGTCGGCGTGCCGATGATCGAGGCCGAGTACACGGCCGATGGCGAACGTACCGGCTGGGTCCGCATGACGTATCCGATCGAGCACCGAACTGAACAATCAACCCTGGAGTAAGCATGAGCAAACCCCGTTACATCAAGAAGACCGTGATCGCCGCGGCGCTCGAAGCGACCTATGGCGAAGATGCCGAGCCGACGGGCGCCGAGCACGCGATCCTGGTCACCGAAATGAGCATCACGCCGCTGGACGCGCAGAACATCGACCGCAAGGTGGTGCGCGGCGGCTTCGGCGCGAGCGAGCAGCTGGTCGGCCCGGCCAGCGTCAAGATCAACTACACCGTCGAACTGGCTGGTTCCGGCACTCCCGGCACGCCGCCGGCCTGGGGCAAGCTGCTGCGCGCGTGCTCCGTCGCCGAGCACGTCTACACGACGGCCCCGGCCCGCGTCGAATACATTCCGATTTCGGACAATCAGGAGTCGGTCACCAAGGACTACTACGACGATGGCGTGCTGCACAAGGTGCTGGGCGCGATGGGCGAGTTTTCCCTGTCGGCCAAGGCCGGCGACATTCCGAAGCTGACCTTCGACTGGACTGGCCTGGATGGCGGCGTCAGCGAAGCCAACACCAGCGGCGATTACTCCGACTGGAAAAAGCCGGTGCCGGTGACCAAGGCGAACGTCATCGATATCCAGCTGGGCGCGGCCTACGCTGCCGGCGTGCTGACGGGCGGCGACGAGTACAGCAGCACCGGCCTGGAAATGAAGTGCGGCAACGACGTCCAGTTCGATCCGATGCTCAGGCAGGAAACGGTGGATGTCGTGGATCGCGAATCGACCGGCTCGGTGGAATTCCAGCTTTCGGCCGCCGAGGAAGTCGCCATGGCAGCAAAGGTCAAGGCGAACGAGACCACGAGCCTGGCGATCACGATCGGCCTGGCCTCCGGCAACAAGATCATTTTCTTCGCGCCGCGCGTCCAGCTGCTGAACTGGAAAAAGTCCGAGCGCAACGGCAAACGCATGGTCGGCTACGACCTGCGCTTCATCCCGGACGACGACGGCATCGAGTGGCGCATCGTCGTGCTGTAACCCATCCCTCCATCAGATACGAAAGAGCAACATGGCATTCAAACTCGTCACTCGCAACAAACTCCGCGTCCCGGTCAAGGGCAGCATCGCCGATGAAAACGGCAAGCCGGTCCCGTTCAGCTTCGTGCTGCTGTGCGACCGCATCACCCAGAGCCGGGTCACCGAAGTCCTGGAAGACAAGGACATGAAGTCGACCGACTTCCTGCAGGACGTGACGAACGGCTGGGAGGGCGTCCTCGATGCTAACGGCCAGCCGATCCCGTTCAGCGCCGAGAGCTTCGCCGAGGTCATGGAGCAGGTCGGCCTGCCCACCGTTTGCTTCCAGGCCTACCTCAAGGAAGTCGCGGCCGCTCCAAAAAACTGAAGGAAGCTGCGCGCCTGATGGCGCGTGGCGAACTGAGTCTTGACCCGGCCGCCGAGGCGGCCGTCAACGATCAGGTCGATGAAGCTCTGGCGGCTTTCGGCCTTCGGTGTGAAGAGGGCCTGGCTGCCGACCAGGACGAATTCTGGCTATGGCCAGAGAACGAGGAAGTCTTCTGGTTGTGGGTCGGCTTGCAGACGCAGTGGATGACCAGCATGGCCGGCGCCACCGGTCTGAATTACGGCAGCGTCGAAGCAGACATGCGAATGCTTGGCATCCCGAACAAGAAGCGCCGGGAGTACTACCTCCTCATCAAGCACATGGAACAAGCGGCGCTCGAAGAGTGGGCGTCGAAACGATAAGGCGAACAAATGGCATTCACCCCGGGAGCCGGCGCAGTCATCAGCTTTACTGTGGAAGGCGCACAGGCCGCGCAGCGTCAGATCGAGACGGTCGGCAACGCGTTCAACCAGCTATCGACGGTGGCCCGTGCCGGGCTGGCAACGCTGGCGGCAGGCCTCGCGGCGTGGAACATAGGCGCCTACGTGAAGGATTCTGTCCTGCTCGCCGCGCGCTACGAGACCCTGGGCGTGGTGATGACCAACGTCGGCAAGAATGCCGGCTATAGCGCCGCCGCCATGGAAGGCTTTGCCAAGGGACTGCAATCCACCGGTATCTCGATGATCCAGTCGCGCGAGTCCCTGACCGCGCTGGCGCAGGCCCACGTCGACCTGACCGCTTCCATGAAACTGGCGCGCCTGGCCCAGGACGCGGCCGTCATCGGCGGCATCAATTCGTCAGAGGCCTTCCAGCGCATGGTGGTAGGCCTGCAGCAGGGCGACGTCGAGATCCTGCGCAACTTGGGCCTCAACGTGAATTTCCAGGCGGCGTATGCGCTCACCGCGGCCACGTTGCACAAGCACGTCGACCTGTTGACGGAAACCGAGAAGACCCAGGCGCGGGTAAACGCGTTGATGGCCGTCAGCACCGACATCGCCGGCACCTACGAGGCAGCTATGGGCACGGCGGGCAAACAGCTCAGCTCGATGTCGCGCTACGTAGAAGACCTGAAGGTCAAGGTCGGCAGCGTGTTCCTGGACGGCTTCACCCGACAGATCGAGCTCCAGACCATGGCCTTCAAGGCGCTGGGCCTGGCGATGGACGAAAGCCTGGCGGACGGCTCGCTTACCCAGTTCTCCACTGCGGTGGGACAAGCTGCTGGGAATGTGGTGGCCGGCCTGGTGATGATCACCAACTTCGCCAGCGAGCATGGCACCGCAATCAAGTCGCTGATCGCCACGTACCTGATCTACAAGGGCGTGATGCTGGCGCTCCCCTTTGCCAAGGCGGCTGCCGCGGCGGCCGGCTACATCGCCACGATGGTCACGCAAGGCACCGTCACATGGGGCGCAACCGGCGCCGCCGTCGCCCTGGCACGCGCGGAGGTGGTGAGCACCGAAACTGCACTGGCTCGCGCCCTGTCTTCCAACGCCGTGGCCGTGGCCGCGGTCGGAGAGGCGGAAGCGGTGCTGGCGGCAACGACGTCGGTGCAAGGCCAATTCATCGCAATGGGGGAACTGACGGCCGCCCAGGCGGTGGCGACGGGCACCACCCAGGCAGTGGCTGTCGCGCAAGGCGAAGCCGCCGTCGCTACTGGCGCTCTGACGGCAGCTGAAGGCGCTGCGACCGTCGGGGCCTATGCCCTGGCTACGGCGACGCGCGTGCTCACTGCTGCGGTGGCCGTTCTGCTGTCGCCCATCACGCTGATCGTGGCCGCCCTGAGTCTGGCGACCGCCGCTTACATGTATTTCCGCAGCGAAACCGAGAAGGAGGTAAAGAACAACCTTCCCACCTTCGAGGACACTCGCGAGCAGCTGCGCAAGCTCAACGAGGAGCAGAAGTACGGCACCGGCGTGCTGGGTGAAAACGCCAAGCAGATCGAGGCCGTGACCACCAAGATCAAGGAGCTGAACCTCGCCAAGGAGGCCAAGACCGCAGCGATGGGTAGCACGGAGTCGATGTACACGCTCCGCCTGAAGAGCGAGGTCACCGGCATCACCCAGGAGATCAAAAAATACAAGGTCCAGCTGGGCCAGCTACAGGAGATCCGCGACAAGATCAGCGGCAAGGACGCGCGCCAGGACCTGGGCAGCTACGAGGCGCTGAATGCACTGTCGGCCAAATACACCTTGCCGCCGGCGCGTCGTGCTGACGTCGAGAAGGAGGTGCAGCCGGCCATCGATGCGGCCCGCAAGCGCGTGGAGAACACGACATTCGCCGGCGACACTGACACCGAGCGTGCGAAAGCGAAGGCCGCAGCCCTGGAAGCGATCGACCTGCAGGCGAAGAACGTGCGCCTGGGCATCCAGTACTCGTTCGCATCGGAAACGAACACCGCGAATAAGGCGCGCGAGGTGGATGCCGCCAACGCTGCCACCCGGCTCGCAGCGATCAATGCCCGCTCGCTGACCGACGCCCAGGCGCTGTACGACCTGCGCCTGATGAGCTACGCCGAATTCGTCGAGAAGGAAAACGCGCTGAACGAAAAAGAGGCTGCGCAGGCCCTTGCGGTCGCCGACGAGAAGGTGCGCGCCGCCAGAATGACGGTAGGCGGCGACCCCGCATCCAATGCGCAAGCCTTGAAGACCGCGATCGCCGAGCGTGACGCGCAGGCCAACAAGAACGCTGCGGAATCTGCCCGTGGCCGGCAGAAGGCCGCCGACGCAGCCATCGACGGATACACGCGGGAATTCGGCAGCATCTCCAGCCTGGTCGACGCACAAGACGATCTGGTGCGCTCCACCAAGCAGGCCTATGACATGGCCGGAAAAACAGCCGAGCAGCAGGAAATCTTCGCGGCGCAGCGTATGCGGTCGATTGCCGAGGAGATCCTGGCCGACGCGGAGAAGCGGCGCCTGGAGGGGACCGCTGACCAGGAATACCTGGACTCGACCAAGGCGATGGCGCGCGCGCTCGAGCAGATGGGCGCGGCCCGGATGAGGGCCGTGGGCACCAATGTTGCTGCCGGCTTCATCAATGACACCAAGGCGATGCGCGACGACACGGTGGCGCTGTACGCCGACATGAAGAACAGCTTCCTCGACACGGAAGAGGAGCGCGTGCGCGCGGCGGCGGCGGCCTCGATTCGTCTGGCGCAAATCCGCAAGCAGGATGCCGACACGGCGATCGACGGCACGAACAAAACCGATGCACAGAAGGTTGCAGAAAAGCAGAAGGTCGAGCAGGCCTACAACGCGTACGTCGACGCGGTGAACCAGAACGCCGACGCCAAGGCCATGCAGGCCTCCAGGGGATTCGAAACCCTGAAGGACGCCATCGGCGCGGCCTTCGATGTGAACAGGATCGAAGCCTTCGGCCAGTCCATGAGCTCCGCTTTCGGCAATGCCGGCGCGGCCCTGGGCAACCTGATCGATTCGTTCACCCAGTACGAGCAGCAGCAGCGGGACAACGAAGAGGCGCGAAAGGTCGCCAACACCAAATTCAAGGACGACGCCAGCAAGCTGGCCGCTGCGCAGTCTGCGATCACGATGAAGTCGCAGAAGGAAGAACTGGGCTACTACGCCAACGCGGCCGGCGCCGCCAAAGGATTTTTCAAGGAAAAGACGGCGGGCTACAAGGTCATGGAGGGCGTCGAAAAGACCTATCGCGCCTTCGAGCTGGCGATGGAAATCAAGAACATGGCCGTCAAGTCCGGCCTGGTGACGGCCTTCACCGGGCTGTTCGTCGCATCCAAGGCCACGCAGACCGCGGTGGAAGGCGCGGCGACTGGTGCATCCGTCACCATGGCGGGCGCGCAGGCCAGCGCCTGGGGCGTCACGGCTGTGGTGAAGGCCATGGCCGGCTGGACGTTCCCGCTGAACCTGATTGCTGGCGCCGCCACGCTGGCGGCCGTGATCGGGATTGGCGCAAAGATGTTCGGGAGCGTCGGCGGCGGCGGTTCGGCGGTCAATCCGAACTCGGCCGAGGAGCGTCAGAAGACTCAGGGCGCCGGTACCGTGCTGGGCGACTCGGCGGCTAAATCTGACTCGATCGCGCACTCGCTCGAGATCATGCAGAAGAATTCCGAGCTGGAGCTCGACTACCAGAACGGGATGCTGTCCGCACTGAAGAACATCGCCTCGGCCCTCGGCGGCGCTGCGAAGGGACTCTTGCAAACCGCGGGCATCACCGGCGGCAGCGCTTTCGGTACGGTCGCGTCCTCCGACAAGGCGATCATCGGCGCGTCCCACACCAAGGACATCACCGACAGCGGCGTGCAGTTTTCCGGCACCTTCGGCCAACTGCGTGCCGGCGCCGGCACGGGCCGGCAGTACGAGGACGTGTACACCACCAGCGATGGCGGCATGTTCCGGTCCGGCTGGTCGCGCACCGACACGAACTACAAGAACCTGACGGCCGAGGCGATGAAGCCGTTCGCGCTCATCTTCGACAACATGGGCGACCTGCTGGTCGACGCTGGCACCAGGCTGGGCCGCGACGGCGCCTCGCTGACCAGTGCGATCAACAGCATCGGCATTGACTTCGAAGTCAGCCTGCGCGGGCTGTCCGGCCAGGACTTGACCGATGCCCTGAACGCCGGCATCAGTGTCGCATTCGACAAGGTGACCACCCAGCTTTTCCCGAACATTCAGCAATTCCAACGGATGGGCGAGGGCTTGGGCGAAACCCTGGTGCGCGTGGCGTCCGATGTCCAGGGCGTCGACAGCGTGTTCAACGCGATGGGCAAGTCCTTGGCCGGCATGACGCTGGAGACGAAGGAAAGCCTGGTCGAGGCGGCCGGAGGCCTGGACAAGTTTGCCGGCGCCGCAAAGTCCTTCATGCAGAACTTCTATTCCGAGGATGAGCAGCGGGCGGCAGCGAAGGCCAAACTGGATCCAATCCTTGCCCAGTATGGGCTGAGCACGGAAGGCGCCAATGCGCAGAAGATGTTCAGGGATTACGTCATTGGACTGAACACTGCAGTGGCTGCCCAAGCAGAGGCGTACACCACGCTGATGGGAGTGCAGCAGGCATTTTTCGACGCCACCGACGCCGCCGCCAGCCAGCGCAAGGACCTGCAGGACCAGTGGGACGAATTGACGATGACGCCGGCGCAGCTGCAGGAAAAGGCGCTGCTGGCCTACGACCCGAGCAACCGGGCGCTGGCCCGCCAGGTCGCGCTCCAGCGTCAGCTGAAGGACTCGACCGACTCCGCGAACGACACGCTTAAGGACACCGTCGAGAACCTGACGAAGACACGCGACAGTTCCCGGGCCTTCATCGATTCGCTGATGGTGGGCACGCTGTCGACCCTTACCCCGATGCAGAAGTACTTGGAAACGCAGCGTCAGTACAACGACGCGATCTCGAAGGCGACCCTCAACCCGTCGGATTCGACCGCAGTGTCGGCCGCCCAGTCGGCAGCGACGGCGTTCCTGACCGCGAGCCAGGTGATGAACGCATCGAGCGCGGCATACCTCGGCGACAAAACCAAGGTCGTCAGCGACATGAACCAGCTGGCGGCGATCGCCAGCACCCAGATGACGGACGCACAGCGGCAGCTCGATGCGCTGAACCAGCAGGTGGCCGGCATCACTCAACTGAACGACACCGCCACGGCGATCCAGGCCGCCCTCGTCAACCAGGGCGCGCCGGCGCCGGTAACGGTGCCGGTGTTCGAAGCGCAGCGCTACGCCGCCGGGTCGAGCGCGGGTACCGACGTGCTGGCCACCGAGGTCAAGGCGCTGCGCGCCGAAAACGCGGAGTCGCGCACGCTTCTCGCCGCGGCGCTGGATGAGGTGAAGAAGCTGCGCGAGGACGCGAACCGCAATGCGGGGAGCCAACTCGACGCGACCGAGGAGCTGGGTGAGACCGTGTCGAAGTCGGTCGAGGAGGCAGTGGAACAGGCCACCTACCGGGCGAACAATCCGAGCCGCGTGCCGGCGCGATGATCGCCTGGTTCGATAGTAATTTCATATTTAGGACATAGATGGCAACTCTCTCTCTGGCAGTAGCGGCATCAGGCGGCATTGGCTACAACATCACGTCACTCGGCGCTACCGACTGGCTGGCGTACGCCGGCGATTTCAATCCGGTGGCGAAAGCTGTTGCTCGCGTGATCGCGCTGTCCCAGATTTCCGGCTCGCCGGGACTGAACCCATACACTGGTTCGGGTGGCCCGACGTTCACTTGGACCGATGGTAATGCCCCGGCGTCCGGATCCGCTCAGGGCGGCGTCTACACGCTGAACACACCTTCCAATACCGGCTGGAGCCTCACGATGCCGGCTGGCATTGCCACGCAGCGCCTTCGGGTGTTTGCTGGCATTTTCCAAGGCAGCGGGGTCAAGGTCACCGCCACCCTCTCCGACGGCAGCGCTCCGTCGGTCTCCGATTCGTCTGTGACCCACAGCGGCGGCCCTAACCCTACAGCAGCGGTTTATACGATCGATTTCGCCGCCGCCTCTGCTGGCCAGACTTTGACGGTACTGGTCCAGGCAGTGAACGGCGGCACGCTCAGCCTGCAGGGTGCCGCGCTCGGCGCGCCGCCGGTCGTCACCGCGCCTGGGCAGCCAACCAACGTCGCAGCCACGCCCGGCAGCAAGAGCGCCCAGGTCACTGGCCAGGCGCCGGCAAGCAACGGCGGCTCGCCGATCACCGGCTACCGTGCCACGTCGACGCCAGGCAATATCACCGGCACCAGTGCGACGCTGCCGGTCAACGTGAGCGGGCTGACCGATGGCGTGGCCTACACGTTCACCCTGGCGGCGAAGAATGACCCGGCCGGCTACGGCCCGGAATCGGCCGCATCGGCCAGCGTCACGCCGAGCAGCGTGAACAATCCACCGACGTTCCCGGGCGGCTCGATCGCGAGCATCGCCGGCCAAGTCGGCGTCGCAATCGCCCAGGTCGACGTGCATGCCCTGTTCCTCGATTCGGACACGCTGACCTACTCGGCCAGCCCGAGCGGTACTGCCTGGCCTTCGGGCCTGAGCATCAACTCGAGCACCGGCGTCATCAGCGGCACCGTGGCGACGGCCGGCACGACGGCCGGGATCCGCGTGCGCGCGACCGACACCGTAGGCCAGTCGGTGGATTCCAATGCGTTCAACGTGACAATCGCATCTGGCCCGACGCAGGTGCCGTACAACGATGCCGCGCTGACCTTCTCACCGAACAGCTGGGACGACCGTGGTACTGCCAAGGTAACGAACAATGCCGGCGCCTACGTGAAGCTCGCGTTCAACGGGACCTCGGTGGCCGCGAAAGTGGATGTCTCGGCCCTGGTGGCCGCTGGCGTCGGCGCTGGCGACTACCCGATCGTGCGCACCGTCATTGACGGCCGTTCCGTGTACGACACCCAGTTGACCAGCTCGACCACCGCCGTTTCCGTGCCCGCAATGAATGCCGGCTCGCACACCGTCGAGTTCTACCTCCGTGCGCTGAACGTTGTATCAGACCGCTGGAACACGGTGGTATCCGGCCTTTACTTCAAGGGCTTCACGCTGGACGCCGGTGCCACGTACTCGAAATGGCAGCGGCCAAAGGTCATGATGGGCTTGGGCGACTCGATCAAAGAGGGCTATTTTGCGATCACTGATTCATCTCCGGGCGGCAACAACGCCTTGCTCGCGATCGACCCAATAATCGCGCAGGCTTTGGGCTGCGAATATGGGCAGATAGGATACAGCGCACAGGGGTACGCCCAAGGCGGCGTAGGCAACGTCCCGGCATTGAATGCGGCAATTCCGTTCTACTCCAACGGCCGTCCGCGCCTGGTCAGCGGGCTGTTCCCGACGCAGCCCGATTACATCTTTGTGGAGCACGGCGCAAACGGCAACACGAGCACCGCGAACGTTACCCAGGTCATCGACACGCTGCGCGCGGCCGCGCCGAATGCCTGGATATTCATGCAGGTGCCGGCGGGCGGCTTTGCACGCGGCGCGATCACTGCAGGCGTCGCAGCACGCAGCAGCGATGCCAAGGTGGTGCTGATTGACCTCGGTAGCGAATTCGAGGTGGGCATCAACAATACGGGGGCGAGCCAGTACGCTGTCGATGGCCTGCATCGGAACCTGCTCATCAACGCCAAGATCGCCGCGGCAGTGGTCAGGAAGGCGCAGGCTGCCATCGACGGCGCGCCGGCTATCGTGCCGCCGACAACCACCGCGCGCACGTTCTCGATGCAACTGGCGACTGGCTTGGACGCGAGCAGTCAGCCTATCCCAGCCGCAAACCTGACGGGCCTGAAAGTGCGTTGCTACAACCCGGATGGTTCGCTGTGCTTCTCGACCGATAGCGGATCCACTGACGCAAGCGGGAATGTCGTGGTTGCAAATATCCAATCAACAGCATCGGCTGGAGTGTCGTGCCTGATGACCGTGCTGGACGCCACCCGCAATCACAGCGAATTCGTGACGGTGACCTGATGGGATACTTCGCGCCTAACAAGATCGGCGGGCGTTCGTACTTCGCTCCCAACCAGCCGCCTGCTGCGGTTGTAGCCCAGCCGGACGGAATCCCGCCGTCGTTCGCTGGTACGTTGAAGTACACCAAGACCTCAGCGTCGATCACCCTCGACTGGTCAAATACCACCAGCGGTGACAACGTCGCGGTGGCCCGGCGCGAATACCGGATCGGCGGCAGCGGTGCCTACACGCCGGCTAGCACCGCGGAGGAAACCACGAAGCAGCACACCTTCACCGGCCTGGCGTCGAGCACGGTGTACCAGCTGGAGGTGCGTTGCGTCGACACGAGCGGCAATGTCTCGCAACCGCTCGTGCTGGTGGTCACGACCAGTGCGGCCCCGCCGGCCGGTGGTGGCGAATGGAACTACATCCGGTACGAGCTCGTGACCAACGGCCATGTCCCGCACCTCTACCTGGCAACCGTCGAATGGGCGCTGTTCGCGCAGCTGTCGCCGCGGAACTTCGGGCCGCCGATCGCACAAGGCGGTCATGCCATGGATGCAGGTTCGGCGCTGCTGGAGATCGAAGTGCCGGCGGCAAGCGTGCCGCCCGGCTGGTATTTCCTTGTCCTGTCCGATGCGGACGGAACGACAACGCTGGCTTGTCCAGTACTGGTGGTGGACTGATGCCCTCGCTCATTTTCGACAGCGTACGGGCGCCCGATGGCGGCCTGGTCTTCGACACCAAGGTAACAGCCGACGTCGCGCCGGTGGTGCGCATGATCAGCGATGCGGATTTCGCCGCCTGGCTGGCCAGCAACGACGCGATCACGAACATCCTGGTCGAGACCTATGCCCTGGTCGACGGCGTGCGCACGCCGTTCTACTGGTCGACCAACGGCTACACCACCGAGGGCACGAACTACCCGACGTTTTACGCGCCGGTCATCGGCACCAGCATCCCGTTCACCGAGGCGCTGTCGCTCAAAGGCGCCGCCGAGCTCTCCGCCGGCGACATCGAGATCGACAACACGAACGGTGTGAACGAGGTGTTCGCCAGCTACACCTGGGCCGACGAACTGGTGGCACTGGTGGGCGACATCACCTGGTCGCGCGCCGACTACAGGAAGATTTTCGTGGGCCACACCGCCGGCCTGGTGCGCAAGGGAAAGCGCGCGTTCGCGCTGCGCCTGCGCGACATGATGGAGGGCTTGAATTATCCGCTGTCCGAGAAGAGGTTCGGCGGTACCGGGCCGAACGCCGACACGCTGATCCCGCTGACATTCGGCGAAGCGTTCAACGCCAGCGGCGAGTGGAGCGACGCAAACGCGCTCGAGCGGCAATGGCACGATGGGCCGATCGAGGGCATCCCCGAGACGCGTGCCAGCGGCATGCCGATCACCGAGCAGGTGGTCGTCTCCGAGGCGACCGGCAAGTCGGTGCTGACCGTGAACAACGGGAGCGCGACCATCACCGCGACCGTCCAAGGCGACAAGGCAGGCGGCGTGTTCCGCCGGACGATCGCGCCGCTGGTGGCGCGGTTCATCATCGGCTACGGCAAGTACCGTGACCGCTACAGCCTGGCCAACATCGATGCCGCGAACTTCGCGGAGTTCGATGCCGCGCACCAGCAGGATGTGGGGCTGCATTTCCGCCAGAGCGTCAACGTGATCGACGCCTGCGCCCAGCTGGCCGGCAGCATCGGCGCGCAGCTGGCGCCATCGCTTGACGGCACACTGCAGCTGATCCAGATCGCGCTTCCGGCGGCAGGGCCCGCGACCGAGATCCGCGCCGAGCACATGGTCGGCGGGACCCTGACGCACGTCGAACACATCGAGCCGATCGGCGCCGTCAAGCTCGGCTACTGCCGCAACTGGACGCCGCAGCCGGGCCTGCAAACCAACCTGCGGGCTGAGCACCTGGCGATCTTGGCGCAGGAGTGGCCGCTGACCGTGACCCGGCCCAGCCCGACCGCGGCGCGGGACAAGCTTCCCACCGACGTCGAGATGCGTGCCACGGCGCTGCTGCACGGCGTCGACGCGGCGGCCGAGGCCGAGCGCGAAGCAGCTCTGTGGGGGCCGGGCCGCGACCTCTACGAATTCGACGGGGTCCCGGACCTGCTCATGCTCCAGAAGGGCGCGCGCCTGATCGTCTATCACGAGCAGGACGGCATGACCGCAGGGGTCGAGGCCCAGGTGATCGAGATCACGCGGGACTGGTGGAAGCGGACCGTCAAAGTGAGGTTCCTGAAATGATCGCAGTTATCAATGACATTGACCGCCTGCTGCAGGCGGCGGAGTCGCGCTACGGCGAGGCGTACACCCTCGAGCTGCGGCTCACGGCCAGCGAGCCGGCGTTCCTGGTGCATCTCGACGCGACGGTCACCCCGAGCGCGATTGTCTTCATCGCCTCGCGCGTCGGTCTCGGCGCGGGGCCCGTCACGTTCTCGACCGATACCGGGGTGCCACTGACCGTCGACGGCGATGTCGCCACGCTGCTGCCGGCCGCGATGAACGGACCGTCGTGCACGGTCACGGTCAAGCAGACCTGGAAGGGCCAGGAATATGTCGACCGCCGGACCGTGCTCAAGACCCTGGCATTCGATGCGTCGACGCCGCCGGCGCCGACCGGGCTGAAGGCGTCCGGCACGCTGGCCAGCATCCAGTTGACGTGGGACCCGACCAACAATTCGAACATCGGCAAGGTCGAAGTGTGGCGCGCGCTGACTAACAATCTCGCCGCAGCGGCGCCGGTGGCCGGGACTGCCGGCCTCGCACGCGGCTACTCCGACAACATCGGTGCCGAGGGCGAGTTCTACTACTGGATCCGGTACATCTCCAAGGCCAACATCCCGGGCCCGTTCAATGCCGAGCAGGGTACGCACGGCGCGACCGGTGAAGATGCTGACTACCTGCTCGACCTGTTGAAGGATAGGATCGGCGAATCGCAACTGCTGGCGACGCTGCGCGATCGCATCGGCCTGATCGACGCGGCGGCGGAGGTGGTCGGCAGCGTCGCCCAGCGTCTTGCCCTGGAAGCAACTGCACGCGCCGAGGCCGTCGCTGCCGAGGCTACGGCTCGCGCGCAAGCGCTGGCCAACGAGGCGGCAGCGCGCGAAAGCGGCATCAGCTCGGAAGCCTCTGCTCGAGAGGATGGGGACGGCTTCCTGGCTACGCGTATCGATACCGTCACATCCAATGTCGCCAGCAACGTCGCCGCGATTGCCTCCGAACAGACCGCCCGAGCCGATGCAGACGAGGCATTGGGCACCCGCATCGATTCCGTCGTCGCAACGGTGTCGAATAACACGGCCGCGATCCTCGTCGAACAGCAGGCGAGGGCAGACGCCGATAGCGCAATGTCGCAACGGATCGACACGATTGTCGCGTCGGCCGGTGGCGCAAACGCCGCAGTGGTCGAAGAGCGCGATGCGCGCGTCAGCGCGGATGCGGCATTGGCCAACCGTATCGATTCGGTGGTTGCCACGGCATCGGGGAACACAGCTGCAATCCAGGCTGAGCAAACCGCCCGGGCCGACGCCGACGGCGCGCTGTCGAGGCGGATCGATTCGATCGTCGCATCCTCTGGCGGCGCAAACGCTGCAGTGGTGGACGAGCGTAACGCCCGGGTTGCCGCCGACGATGCACTGTCGTCCCGCATCGACACGGTTGTCGCCGCTGTCGGCGGAAACGTCTCGGCGATCTCCAATGAGGCGACGACGCGGGCCAATGCCGACAGCGCGCTGGCATCGTCTATTCAAACCCTTGTTACTGCGGTGGGCCAGAACACAGCGGCCATTCAGAACGAAGCCACGACGCGGGCGAACGAGACCGGCGCGAACGCCAGTGCCACCTCCACGCTGCAAACGACCGTGGGCAATCACACCTCGTCGATCCAGCTCCACCAGGAAAGCATCAACGGACTTTCGTCGCAGCTGTTCTTCAAGATCGACAACAACGGCTGGGGGAGCGGATTCGGCCTGTCCAGCACGCCGGTCAATGGCGTCCCGACGTCGGAGTTTGCGATTCTTGCGGACTCTTTCAAGATTGGTTTCCCTGGCTACGGCGCCGTCCGGATGTTCTATGTCGATGGCCTCGGTGCCTACATGGACACGGCGATCATCCGTCAGCTGGAAGTCGGGAAGATCACAAGCGGGTCCATGAACGCCGAATGGCGCATCAACGGCCAGAACGGTCGCGTCGTGTTGGATACCGGCGCTGTGATGAAGGTCATCGGCACTGGTTTCGGTGCCAACAGGGACCTGATCGAATGGTTCGGCCCCAGCATGCCGATCAACCAGTGCACCAAGCAGAACGCCACGAACTACGAGGCGATCGATGGCAGTGCTTACTACGGCGGTTCGCTGCGCGCGGGCACCCTGTACAACGCACAGCAGACGACCCAGACCGCGCCGAACGCGCAGGTACCGCTGGGGCCGTTCTGGTCCAACGGGCGGCCCAAGGTCGTGGTGGTCTCCTATAACTTCCGTTCGTTCATGCAGAACCGAAACAACAGCAGCGCCGGGTACCAGTACAACGGCGGCGCTACGTATGCCGATATACAGCTGTTGAAGGGCGGCACCGTCGTCGCCTCGAAGCGGATCGATGGTTCCTACTCGATCGACAACGAGTTCGATGGCCCCGACTCGGCGGAAATTTCGATAGGTGGCTCCTTCACTTTCACGGACACCGGGCCGGCCGGCGACTACACGTACACCGCGGTGATCGTCGCCCGCAGTACGGCGAACATCACGCACACGTCGGGCTCCAGCACCTCGTCATCGGTCACGCAGTCCCTCGGCATTATTTCGACGGAGCAGTAATGAGCAATATGAAAATCATCATCGACAACGCCGCGAACCGGGCCCACGTCACGGCTTCGCCGGTGGCGCCGGGCATGGCGATCGCCGCGGCCTTGAACGACACCAAGTCGAATGTCTGCCGGGCGACCGGCACCGAGCTTGAGATCGTCATGACCTGGGACCAGCCCGAGAAGATTGGCGGCGTTCATCTGCCGTGGTGCAACGGCTCGCCCAGCACCGAGATGCAGGTGCTGGGCTATGCCGACCAGGACGGCACCTCACAGAACCTGGACACAGGCGCGCGCCTGGCCTGCCCAGCGCGCGAACGCACGCTGCACTGGCCGTGGACACCGATCAGCGCGGCGAGCGCATACGCCTACGGTGGCGGAGCCCACGCCGGCACCTGGTTCGACAACGTCACCGTTCGGCGCCTGGTCATCCGCATCAAGGACCCGGGCAGCCGCCAGGGTTACTTCGAGGTGTCGCGCATCTATGTGGGCGAGGCGTTCACACCAGACAAGAACCCGTCCTATGACCCGGGGCTGACACCGACCACCACCAGCACCCAGTTCCGTACGGACGCCAGCGACCTGCGGGTCGTGCGCGGCACCAAGGGCAAGCAGCTCGAGGTCGAGATGGGCAGCATGACCGAGCGTGACCGCGCGTACTTCTGGGACATGCTGGTGACCAATGGCCTGGATGTGCCGGCCATCGTCGATCTCTACCCGGGCGACGCATCCGTAGAACGCGCGCGAGACCACCGGCTCTACGGCGTGCTGGTGCAACTGTCGACGATGCGTCGGCCCAGCTTCAGCAAGCACATGACCACCTTGTCATGGGAGAGCATGTGACGCGCTCGGTCTCGTCCACCTAAGAAAAACTATACCCCGTCCGAAACTAGAGAACCCCAAATATTTAACAAAAATGAAAGAGTCTATGTCTATCGAAACTGCAGCTGGCGGCACCCTCATAAAAATTTTCGGCATCCCGGTGCTGGCTGGCGCTGCGGCCACCGGCCTGGCTTTCCTCTTCATGTGGCCCAAAACGCTCAAAGAGGCGGCAGTGCGCTTAGTCTGCACCCTGATCGCGTCCGCCGTGGCCGGCCCGTTCCTGGTGATCGCCGTGCACTCGTGGTGGCCCACGCTCTTCACCTCCGGCGGCCAGGTGGCCGCCATCTACGGGCTCCCCGCCGAGATGGGCGTGCTGTTCGTCGCCGTCCCTTTTCTGGTGCTGGCCGGTCTGCCGGCCTGGTGGATCCTCGGTGGCCTGGTGCTGTGGCTGGATCGCCGCCGGGGTAAGGATCTCGGCGAACTGGCGCACGATGCGGCCGAGGTCGTGCGGGACGTACGGGGAGCGCTATGAAACTCGACCAGCTCATCGCCATTGGACCGGTGCCAGCCACCATCGCGCAGCGCTTCATCGATCCGCTGAACCAGGCGATGGCCCGGTTCAACATCAACACGCCTGAGCGGGAGGCGCTGTTTATCGCCCAGGTGCTGCACGAGTCGGGGAACCTGACGCGCATGGTTGAAAACCTCAACTACCGACCGGACGCACTGGTCAGGTCGTTCCGCGGGCGCTTTACACAGCAGCTGGCCGAGCAGTACGGCTATGTGCCCGGCGTGAAGATGGCTGATCAGCGCATGATCGCCAACATCGCCTATGGCAGTCGAATGGGCAATGGCCCGATCCACTCGGATGAGGGCTGGCGGTATCGCGGGCGCGGCCCGATCCAGCTCACCGGCAAGGACAACTATAAGCGCTGCGGTGCTGCGATTGGCCTGGACCTGGTGACCAAACCCGAACTGCTGGAGCAGCCTGGGCCTGGTTGCCTGGCGGCCGGGTGGTTCTGGAACGAAGGCAGTCGTCTCGGACATAGCCTCAACGCCTTGGCCGACGCCGGCGAAGTGGGCGCGATCACGCGGGCGATTAACGGTGGGGACACTGGCTTGATCGAGCGACTGAATCTGGCCCAGCGCGCGCTGAAGGCAATGGGCCAACCGCTGCTGAAGGAGATGGCATGAGTACAGAAGAGGTGAAGGCCGTTGCTGCTCACGGCCAAGAAAGCGAAGAGGGCGGCACGGTGCATCTGTCGATGACCCCGCAGACGTCGGTCATCCGCGCCTACGACCAGCCGGGCGGCTACGAGACGCGCGCGCCCTATCACGCAGCCGTCACGGTGACGCATCTCAACGACACGACGGTCTACCTGCAGGCTGCCGTCGGCAAGGTTGGGCGCGAAACCTGGGCGAAGGTGCACGACCTGCTGCTATCGCAGGGCATCACCACGCTGCAGATGGAGCGACACGGCGTGATGGTCACCAGGCAGCTGCAGCCGGCGTCGACCAGCTCGACCGAGCATGACCTGTGCCCGGAGCACGCGGAATGAGCACCGGCACCGCGTTCTTTCTGGGCTGCGGCCTGGGCGGCCTGGTCGCCGGCGTGGTCGTGACCTACGCCGTGGCCACGTGCATGCCTGAGAAGTGGAGGCGCCGGTGATCGCCGCCATCCTGGCGCGCCTGGCGCCGCACAAGTTCCAGATCGCGGTCGGCGCCGGCGTGGCCGCCGCGGTGCTGGGCTTCGGCACCGGCTGGACCGTCAACGGCTGGCGGCTCGGCGCCGAGCTGGCGGGCGAGAAGGCCGCGCGCGCGCAGGACCGGGCCACCCAGGCTGGCGCCGCGCTGTCCACGCTGCAGGTCGACGCGGCGGTGATCCACCAGGCCGCCACCGAGTATGCCGGCATCCAGTCCACCCTCGCGCCCAAGCTTGCGGCGCTCACCAAGGAGCTGCGCAATGCGCCTCGTCTTCCCGCTGATTGCCGCCCTGATCCTGTCCGGGTGCGCAACCTCGACGCCGCCATCGACGCCGCCAACCAAGCCGCCGCCGCTCGATAG